ATAATATCAAATCCTCGCTTAAACGCATTACGAATTTCTACTAAGAAATTTATGCTATCAATAAATACATCATCATGTACAAAAAGGATACAGTCATATTTTTTAAAATTTTCTGGTATAAGATAATTATTATAAACAGCACACAATCCACTAGTATTTTTATATGTAGGCTGTAAGTCGAAAGTAGTTATAGTGTTTTCATCGTGATGAGTTAAGCTTTTAGATAATCTAGTTGTTTTAAAGATGGCTTCAGTAGTTTGAGTTGCAACCGCAATTAAAGTTTTCATATAAAAAATGGAGAATTTAATTTAAATGTATTAGTTTTAGTAAAGTTATTTTTACTAAAATTAAATTCATATACTGTACCCTCTTCCACCATTTCCCATTCCGAATATGGCGCTGAACTAAATGATTTATTATCAGTAAATAATGTGGAACCGGATCTAAAAATACGTAACCTACCCATATCTGGTTCATACATCCAGCATCCAAATGTTCCTTCAATTTCCGATAGAGCGTTTTGTATACCAGACATATATATCAACGGTAATATTATACTACTATCTACTTTATTTACCTTACTTGATAATGTGTATTTTTCTTTTAATTTATCAAAATTTTGTAGTACGCCGTTATGCGCTAAATATGTATTTTTATATGAAAATGGATGTGATGTATCAATATTAAAAGTTCTAACTTCTGTCGTAGGGGACTGTACATGTCCTAGGTAATATAAACAAAATGGATTTTCTTCTATATGTCTATTAAAATCTTGTTCGTATTTCGTCATTACGCGGACATTATTTTTCATTCCGCTAGGAAACATCATTGTTACGCTACGTACAAAATTACCCCTTTCTGAGTTCTTTGTATATAACTCTCTAAATGTTTTAATATCTGTTGAACCAAAAATACCACACATATTATTTTAATTGTATGAACTTTGTATCACTCAGGCAACTTAAATCTTTACACCCGGCGTATGAAATAGAGCTCTTAAGAGCTTTTTCGATTTCTTTTAATCTAATATTATACTCTGGAGCTAAGTCTATTGCTATCTCTCTCCCTTCAACGAAATTTAATTTATTTCCCTTTTGCATATATGATGTACTTCCATAATATTCCTTATACCCATCAACAATTTTAGCTGGTGAGTCTACACACCCTGCAAAGAAAGAACCAGCCATTACACAGTCTGCTCCAGCAACTAATGCTTTTGCGACATCTCCAAATTCTCGACAACCACCATCGGCCATTATTTTAGCTTTTGTTTTATGTGAGGTAATTTTTAACAATGTTGAAAACATTGGTGTACCAAAGCCTGTTTTATATCTCGTAGTACAAATAACTCCAGATCCGATTCCTACTTTAATAACGTCAGCACCGGAGTCTTCTAAAAAATGGAACCCGTCGTATGTTCCAACATTACCAGCGATAACTATTACATCAGGTAAATTCCTTTTAACGTATCTAATCATATTACCGACTTTTTGATGATGTCCGTGCGCAACGTCAATTGTAATAATATCAACTTTATAATTATTATCTATAATCGCTTCTAATTCTTGATATGATTTTTCATTTACCCCTATACTGACACTCACACAATTACAATTAAGCTCATTAAGTTGTCGCACTGTTTCAAATACATCCTGAAATCGATGCATAATATAAAAATAATTATTATCATCTAATTGCTTACAGAGTTTGAGATCTATTACCGTTTCCATGTTAGATGGAACAACTGGTAGATTAAATGTAAACTTACCTAATTTAAAAGATGTGTCGGCGTTGTTTCGAGTATCTAATTGACTATATCCTGGTACTAATAAGATATCAGAATATTCTAGCTCTTTACCATGGTATATCTGTTCGCTCATATTCGATTGGGTCTTTGATTTTATTCTCTAAAAAGCCTTGTATACGTGAACTACAAGCAGTACAATAACCGCATGCAACTTCTTTACCTTCATAACAAGTCCAAGTGTCTTCAAAACGCACACCATTATCTAATCCCAGTTTTACGATTTCTCGTTTAGATAACTCAATTAACGGTGCTTCTATTTTAATTAGATTTTTTCTATTTAAACTTGTAACGTTATTAATTTCAGTTAAAAATTCCTTACTACCATCCCAGTATCCAGCCTGACTATCTACCAAGGCTGATCCATGATAAACAGTATTAGCTCCGACCGCTTCAGCATATGAACATGCAATAGACAGCATCATCATATTACGAAATGGCACATAGTTTACAGTTTGAGCGTCTCCTAGAACATCTCTCGTATGAGCGACTTTAATTTTATTGTTTGTTAAGGAAGAAGTATTAGCAATAGTTTTAAAAAATTGTATATCTAATATTTTATGTTGTTCGATACAATCATAATTAATTAATTGAAACCCTGCGAATTGAATTTCTTTACGATGCTTTTGACCGTAATCAAAAGTTATTGCATATATATCATCATGTCGATCCGCTGCTATGCTTAGTATTACGGAACTATCTAAACCTCCTGAAATAGGTACAACTGCTTTACTCATCTTCTTGTTCTAATATAGCACCCTCGTCTAATGATTTACCATACCGGTATTTTTCATTTATAGAAGATTCTAACTTAGGTAATATAGATTTCCACGTCTCTTCGTCATTGCGCCAATTCTTATAATAACCTAATTTTTTATCCCCCATACTATATGTAGAACCATTTTGTTGTACAATACCGTGAGATACGGCAATATCTTTTAATCCAGAATATTTTTCTAGACCTGTTTTGAAATTTAAATATGCTTCCGCTTGTAAAAATGCTGGAATAAATCTATTTTTTACGGTAAGCATTCTAAGAGTAACTCCGGAATAGTTTCTACTTTCTGATAGCGCCTCGTCGTTGTCGTTTGAAGCGTCAGTTCTTTCTTTTTTAGCTGCCATTTGGACTAATAAAGAAGCCATGTACATAGGGCCCGACCCACCAGCTTGTTGCTTGACTAAGGTAGGATGGAGTGCACCAGGATCAGCATATGTATGATTACTACATATAATAGTTGTACCGGTCACCGCGGCCTTATATGTAATAATACGCATCATGGATTTTAGCTGTTTGGCCCGCAGCCCCATGTCCATGGCTCCTTTATTAGACTCAGCATCAAGAATTTCTTTTGATGATGCTAAATTACCTAATGAATCTATTGATATAATAAATTTTCCGTGAAGTTCTGGTTCATTTTCTACTTCATCTAAAAATGCCATTATTTGATTACGACAGTTTTCTACAGTATCTATTGGAACATACTTTACATTAGAAACATCTAGACCTACATTTTCTGCACCTTCTTTTTCAATAGCGACCTCTGTGTCAAATATTATAGGTATCATTCCTTGCTTTTGAGCTTTAGCGAGAATTTTATTTAAAATAAAAGTCTTACCGCATTGAGACTCTCCAGCGAAAATTGTAATTCTACCCTTAGGTACGCCACCATGTAGTGACCCAGATAGGATAGAATTTAATACTAAACAACCTGTATCAATCCACTCTGTTACATTACTCAGAGTGTTTTTCTCTAAAGTAGTAGCATTGCTGTTAAGCTTTTGGAGCTTAGCAAATGCCTTATCAACCAGTTTTGACATATTATTCCTCGAATAATGTTACTTCAGGTATGTTCTCGTCAGATAGCGTGGTCGCGGCAGGTTCAGGGTTTGACTCTTCCTTGACATTAATCTTAGCATTATAATGAACTAATATTTTATCAGAAATAGTAACCTCGACTTCTGTGTATTGAGTGTTTAGATATTTAAATATTGGCGCTTCACCGCTAGAAAATTCAGTAAAGAATAACGGCATAACATCAACTTTCATATTAGCAGCGTCATTGGGCGTTACCATAATCATCGCTGGTGCTTTAACTCTTAAAGATGAATCTGTTTGCTCTACTAGCTCTCCGAAACACGTCCTACCTATACTATCAATGTATGTAATGATATCCATGTAATTATTATATTATCAAAAAATTAATTTGCAACGGATTTATTTAAAGAAATCAAATAAATCCGTATTAACAGCTTCACCGGGTCGAAACGACTTCCAGTTTACGTTGTCATAAAACCTATCAATAACACTATAAACGATTTTATCAAACATTTTTTCATAATCTATTTTAAAATCTTGTTCAAATTCCGGTGGTATGTCGTACTTAAAACCTAACGAATTCAAACCAAACTTGTTAGGAGAAACTGTATAAAAATATCTTATCTTATCACCGGAGCTAATATATTCGTGGTTATTAGAGATGTTATAATGATCTAAAAGTTTATTATAATATATAGAAGATTTTACATGAATCGGTGTTCCTTTTTTAACTGTCCAGTCTTTAGCATATATACTATATTTTTCGTATTCTTTAACACCCATAACAAACGCAATATCTCTTATAGGTAATGATTTAAAAATCTCATATGTCTCTTCAAAAATTTCATTTGTAGTGACTTGATTTTCAGTCATAATCATATGTTCAATAATTTTCTTCACATATGGTTTTATTGCATTAGGCATAGTAGTTCGAACTACTTCTACTCCAGTGTATTTAAATTTATTACAAACAACTCCTTCATCATCTAGTTTGTGTAGGACATATCGCTTCTTTTGTAAAAAAATACCTTTATCACAAATAGACTCTCGCTTAAAAACAAATCTAGGATCTTTAGTTAATAGTGTTTCTCTCGCCCATTTTTCAATATGAACATTTAAATCATCTTCGATGTCTTGTACTAATTTATAAACCCTGTCATCTATTTTATTATTTTCATGCAGCGGAATATTTAAATTCTCAAGGAGCGGAGTTATTGTACAATACGAACTATCTGTATCATTATAAATAATAGGATCGTTATTATCTAGTTCTCTATCAGATAATCCTGTTACTCTTTTTATATAATTTCTTAGAATAATATTGCTCTGTTTAATTACGTCGCGACCAGTTAGCGTAATTGACCGGGCAATATCACCATCAGCCATGGCTGAGTTTTTATTACCGAAATATCCATAAATTCTGTTAATAAGAATTTTTAGAGTAAATTGCCAGATCCATAATTGATCAATTTTAAATTTAGTATCATTTATCTTTTTTTGTAATTTTTTCTTTGATTCGTTGTTAGTTTCTTTTTCTAATTTTACCGATAGTTGATGTAATTCTTCACGAGCTTCGTTCCATTCTTGTTTTTTTCCTGATCGTATAGCATAAAAGTGATCTGTAATTCTAGGAAAAATTCCTTTGTTCTTTTGTGAAAAAAGCTTCTTAGCTCTTGTTACTGCTATTTCATTTTTAGCGCACCATTTATTAAAATCCCCATAAGACATTTCAATATCTTTATTGTTTATTGTCTTTATATATACCTTACCATTATCTGTGCCTACAATACTACCGATCTTTGTTTCTGGACTTAAATTAAGAGTTACCATTACACTCGGGTATAGTGAGTTAGCATCAAATGATATAATATTATTTTGAAATCCACGATGAGGTTCACCTACGTAAGCTCCCTCATACTTACCGGATCTGTCGTCTCCTTTTATAAAAGTTGGTATAACTCTAGGCGGGTCTGACTTTCTCGCTTCAACGATAGCGCGCCCGTTAACTGTACTAATAGTACCTAATGCCGCGTTAAATGGAGTTAACCCTATGTAAGACAGCATTCTCGCTAAATCCATATACATGAGCTTAGCATCCAGTTTTACCAGCAATCTTACGTCATGAATATTGTAATCAACAAATTTGTCCCAGTCTTCAATAGACAGTGTTGCAAGGTTAGTTTCTCCTATATCTACCTTGTTCTCTCCTAGTTCTATATGAGCTATGTTATCTAACTTATAACTGTCTTTCATGCCCATGCTGAAGGTTTTATACACATCTAGATAATCTAGCATTGATACTCCTTCAACTACGTATTTTGATGTTTGCTGACCGAAATTACCACGGTACACACGTTGGTAAATTGGTTTCATAATTTCATCATGTACGGGTGAAAATAACCGAGTAGCGTCTTCTCCTAATAAGTTTCTAACTCGATTAATTACATATGGTATATCAAAAGTCTCACTAGCCCAACCAGATAAAATATCAGGTCGATCCTTACAGTAAAAATCTAAAAACTTTTGCAATAATTCAACCTCAGACTTGCAGTGAATATATTTTACGTCATCGGATTTTGGTTTATATGGATTAATACCCCATGTAAAATACATTTTTTCGACAGTGTCATAGATTGTAATTACATTAATCATATGACTCGCTTCATCTGGTTTTGGAAATTCGTCAGGGGAATATGTCTCAATATCAAAGAACCATATCTTAAGAGGGAATTTGCTAAATTCGTCTGTTTCGTTTACTTCCCAAAACCTATCAACTAAAAACTGTTGGTAGGGAGAAATATTTTCATAAATTTTATGATCATTAAGATCTTCGATTTTTTTTCTTCTATCTAACTCGCTGTTTGCAGTGTGTCTTCGATGTTTTGTACCGTACAATGAAGTTGCGTCGTATCGATTTGAATTCGTTTCAGAATAAAAATATGGACGATACGGACAATCAGTTTCAATTCTAACTCCATTCTCATCCCATGTATACAGCCGCATAATGCGCTGATTTGGTATGTACGCTAAATTTCTATACACTCCTTATAGTATAAAGAATATGAAGCAATAAATCAACTAATTCCGTTTAAGCGATTAAGATTTTTTCTCTTTGGATCACCATACGGAAATGAATATAATTCAGTGTAGAAGTTAATATTATCTTCCATCCATCTGGATTTCATATACTCCCGAGCTCGTTTTACCTCTTTTATATATTTTTTATAATCACTAGTTAGATATTTTATTTTATCTATTAAGTCGTCTCCGGTAGTAAATTTATGAAATGCAGTATCATATGTGCATAAGTCTTGACAGATAGTTGGAATCCCTAGCGCACAACCTTCAATAAATTTTAAATCACTTTTAGCTTTATTAAAATTACTATTTTCTAATGGAGCGTAAAAAACTGTAGGGTTCTTACTGTATATATATGCAGGGTAATCTACTAAATTAGTCCATTCATGATATTCAATTTTTTTCTGTGATATTAAGTCTCTTAATGTTAATGGAAAGCCCCCTATAAATACCCATTGAAATTTGTCTACTGTTTTTCTTATCACATCGTTAATATGAAAAAAATCATCTTTCTGTTTGATTCTATTTTCAATATCGAAATGAGCACCACTACCACAATATACTACTCTTGGTTTGCGTTTAAATTTTTGAAAATTTTCTTTAATTGTTGTAAGATCAAAATATCTATCCATCCAAAATCTAGGAATAAAATTAGGCACAACAGTTACCTGTTTATTACCAGTTTTTTCCATATAGTACTCCTGCATAAACTTATTGGTTACAGTAATTTCGTCACATGCAGCCATGATTTCCATACTAGTTTGTCTGATTTTTGGATCTTCAAACGCAAATCTAAATTTATTATAATGAGGTATATCTTCTTTGAATATTATATCGTCTATTTCGTATATGACGTTAAAATGTAATTCTTTGGATAATTCTTTTAACCATTTTATATAACTTGCTTGAGTTTTAGTTGCTTGTCGTTGAATTCGGACTGTTTTAACTCCACTGTAAAAAGCTTTATCTCCAATCATTACCGTACCACCCTGTACGTTTGCTTTGCTATAGCAGTTAAGCAGCAACTCTGGCCAGATCATTCTCCAATGACCACAACCTGAATAATCTGCGTAAAAATTTAAACCTCGGGGAAGATCTGGGGCAGCACCATCTGTCTTAGGACGTTCGTTTTTAGGTCGAGGTAGAGCTAAAGACGGATTACCTGTCGGTATCGGTGCGAATGGTAAGCGAGGCATATGATTAAGATGCGAAATCATTATATAAATTTATTACTAATTACTGGATAAATCCACCCGGGTTGTAACGCTATTTTTCTTTTCTAGCATAATAACTTCACCGGAAGCCGCTTTAACAGATTCTTTTCTATGAGAGATAACATATATACTTTCGTGATGTTTGTCAACTCGTTCTTTAATTATATTTAACACTAGTTCTACTCCCTTCTCATCAAGTGAACTATCTAATAATTCATCGAACATTAATAGATTATATGCCACGTCACCTTGTAACCTTCTCATATCTATAAATGTGAATAAAATAGCAAGATCTATATTTTTTCTCTCAGCGCCAGAAAAATTAAAATACGAGCACTGTTCATTTTTTTCGTTTACAATTTCTTCTTCAAAATATTCATTAAACCTACAAATACAATTCGCGTCCATTTTTTGTAGATAATATAATAATCGTGTGTTTAAAATATCTAAAATCTTTTTTACAATAAATGATTTGACACCTTCTTCTGATAGAATATATTTTACCACCTCTAATATTTCTAAATCAGAATGTATATTATTTGACACCTCTTCTAATTCTTCAACTTCTTTTGCTTTTACTTTTAATTTATTGTTTAATTCTTTTATTTCTAAGCTCGTTTCTCTTTTTGTTAGTTCTTGTAATTCGCTTTCATTTTCACCGCGATCGTTTTTAAGACTATTAATATGTACCGTGGTTAATCTGTTGTTATTATGAACTGTTTTTATAGTAGAAATATATTCATTAAGTTGAGATTCGGCGGTGATATTATTTTCCTTTAAATTAAAAATATTTTTTTGTTGTTGTAATAAGCTTTCAATATCTTGCTCACAATTATCGATATCTTTTTTAATTTTATTTTTCTCCTGTAAGATATGATCTCTATCTTCACTAGTAATTTGTCGTAAGCAGACAGGACAACTGTCCCCCTCTGTGCCTATACTGGAGGTTTGTTTTTTATAAAATTTAATCTCGGTTTGATGTTGAGTAATTTTATTTGAAATAGAATCTAATTGATTTTGAATATCTGTTAGTTTATTTTTTATAAATTTTAGTTTTTCTTTACTTTTGTTATATAAATCTTTATTTATTTTTTTAATTTTTATTTTATTTTGCTCTATTTCTTCATTTATAATTTTTATTCTATCATTTATTTTATCTTTCCTCTCAATAATATTAGTTACTATTTTTTCTTTTTGGTCGTTGAGAAGTTTAAAGATATTAGTTGCATGATCAAAGTCTTTTGTAATGTGCTCATATTTTTTCTGTACGTCATTATATTCAGACCGTGCTCTTAATAACATATCCGAGAAAATTTCTAAATTTAAAATACCTTCAATGAATTTTCTTTTTTCAACCTTCTTTTGTGCCATAAAAGGCAACGTAGTGTTGAGTGACATTATAACACAGTTTTGAAATACTTCAGGAGAGCAACTAAGTATGTTTTTTATTTTTTTACTAGTGTTCGGTATTGTACTTTCTGTTACATCAACGTCGTTAGCATACAGATAACATTTTGTAGGTTTTAATTTACGTATAATACGATAGTTATTTGTTTTATTATTTTCGTTTATTGAAAAATGTACTTCAACATATGTATTTTTCTTATTTACAGAATTTACAATAAAGTCTTTCGACACTTCACGTATAGTCTCGCCAAAAATAGCAAAATGTATTGCATCAGCAATTGTTGACTTACCAACTCCGTTTCTTCTATCTTCCTTATCTCTATTAACACCGGTAATTATGTTTAAGCCTGTTTTAAAATTAATCGCGATTGGCTCTTTTCCGATTGATAAGAAATTACTAATTTTTATTGAATTAAAATTTATATACTTCATACAAATTGATTATACAAATGTACGGTTCTTCTTATTACTTCTTCCTTGCTGTCTATGTCTAAGGATTCAATATATTCTATAATACATTGCTTAATATTCAAGTCTCCTATCTCATTCGTTATTGCGATATTATCCCCGATACTAAATTTATGTAAATAATCTGTTACTAATGAGAACGGTGCTTCAAAATTTATAGCTGCTATTATTTTATCGAGTATGTTTGTCTTTATATCCTTATCAATAACAATTTTTATGGCTAACTTTGACCAACCGACCTCTTTTGCGATTGTTTTTAGTTTTTCGAGCTCACTTAAGTTTACTTTTACGTGAATAGGTGATATTTTATTTTCAATAAAAGTATATTCTATGCTTTGTCCACTAAGATCAAGAATATAAAAGCCTTTCTGGTCTTGTATATCATTAAAATCCATTTCAAACGGATTTCCTGCATAAATTATCTCTCCGTTTGAATATTTTCGACGCTGACGTTTGTGAAAGTGACCAGATATTATAAGGTTGGATCTTGTTAGTAAGTCACACGATTGAACGCCTGATTCACATACTTTAAAGCTATTAAAATTAAAATTTTCAATTTCAAAGTGCCCGATTATTAAATCAGAGTCTGAGATCTCACTTACACTGGTTCCCCACGGGCAAAAGCAAATATTAAACCCGAACATATTTTGCACGCTTGGTTCATTAATAATATGAATATTGTTCCTGTTACTTAAAATAGATAGTGAATGTACGTTAGAGTTATCTTTGTAATATGCGTCATGATTCCCGGGGATCATGAATATTTCAAAATCATTAAATAAATCTAGTAAGTTATTTGCAAAGTGCAAAGATTTAACGTTTATTTCATCTCTATAGTGAAAAAAATCCCCGCCAAATATTATTTTAGTGATTTTCTCCTTTTTTAACTCCGATGTAAACCATTTCGCCCACTCAAACGCCACATCATGCCATTTTTCACTGTTTTGATGTATACCGATATGTAAATCGGAGAAGAAACCGATTTTTTTATTGTTTTCGGTTACCATTATGTGTATAATTCTCGATCGTAATCTTTAACTGGTTGTTTATTAAAAATTTTTTCTTCATTAGCTAAAGATCCATATACTTGCTCTTGATAATCATTAATTGTTTCTCTATATTTTTTTTCCTTCTTTATTCTATTAATAAATGCGTGATATGCAATAGTAGTAAAATATGAAAACGGATTTGACTCAGAATCAAGATTAAATTTTTTATTTTTTACAGCAGCTATCATTTTTACAACAGCATCACCTATCATTTCGTCTTTATAACTATAGTTTATAAAGTTCGGAGAATAACTTAAACCGACAGCGATTTTATAAACTGACTCAGCTAGTTCGTCAATTAAATCATCCGTGCTATAATATTCTGTTAGTTGTTGTAAAAATTGTTTTGGATTAACGTAATATGTTTTTTTATTTGGTTTCTTTGTCTTTGGTTTCATGATACTGGGTAAATTTATATTTTATATGTTCGCTGTCATACAATGATAACCGTTGCTCTACATGACGTTGACCGTAACGTAGATTATCAGCGATATCAAAGATTATAAGCTCTTTCTTATCATTATGCAAGCGCAGGCCTCGACCTATACTTTGTATAATTTTTATTTTTGCTTTTCCACCGCTAGCAAATATTAAATAATGTAAATTTTTAATATTAATACCTGTAGAAAATATTTTTGATATAGCTATAATTATTATATCTTTTTGACGCTCCATTAATTCTTGTATTTTTTTACGCTCTTTCACCTCCACGTCACCTCTAATAAAATATATTTGTTTGTTTTTACAAATCTCAGTCAGGGTGTTAAACAATAGTTCCCCGTGCTCTATATAATCGATTAGAATTAATGCATTATTATCTAATTTATCTGCTAATTTAGCTAACAAATTATTCCTAAAAGAATTCCTTCGTATAAATTCACTCTCTTGTAAATAATACGCGTTGGAATTATTTCCTTGATAGATTTCAGTCGAGGGAGTGTTGTAAGTTAATTCTAAGACATGTACCTTTGCTGGTACAACATAATTTTCATCTCTTAATTCATGAGCTTTCTTTTCGAATAATTGCGGTCCTATCTTTCCTAGAATATTCCATTTGTCGAGTAGATCATCTGGTAACGTTCCTGTGAAACCGAAGCGGTGAGGAGTAGTAATTTTTTTAAGAATATTATTTATTTTATTACCTCTCCTTACTTTATGTACTTCATCTACAATTAAAAAATCAATATGCTCTATCCATGAAATATCTTGCTTCGAACTTTGTAGTATGCCTAGATTAGCTATAATAATATTGCGAGACAATATTAATTCATCTTTACCTGTATATTTGGTAGTCGAAAAGGATACTCCATATTCTTCGAAATCAGAAGTTGTTTGATTTACTAATCCTAAATCAGGTACAATAATTAATCCTTTAAAATTTTTACTGTAATTTTGATAATAAAATTCTAATAGCCCTGCCATGGTTAAAGTCTTACCTCCTGCAGTAGCTAATATTATTGTACCACGTCCTTGATTAATACATTTAGTAATTATATCCTGTTGATAATCTCTAAATTTTAAATTTAAATCATAGTCGATAATATTATCTTTACGTAATGTCGGTATAAGTGAATTTTTTATATCTTTAGAAAAATTAATTTTTATATCTTTTGTTTTGCAGAGTTTTGCAATTTCAACCAAAAGACCAACATCGGTTTTTCCTTGTTGAGTAATTACATAAGTTCGTGGAGGTACAAACCTTCCAAATCTTCT